TCGCCCCGCTTATGCCAGCAGCTGCTATCCAAAACACCGTAACGAATCGGCTCATTTGCTTCCATTTCCAGCACCATGTTGGCTAAGTCCTCAGCCAGCACCTTAGTAACATAAAGTTCACGGTATACAACGATGGACTCATCAGGGGCAACAGCAAACCAAATAACAGCAGAGAAACTTCCGTAGCCATAGTCACAAGCCCTAAAACGTACCCAGTCTCTGGGGATAGCATAGGGTTCTACAACGTGTATTGCCCTATTAAACTCTGAGAATGCTGCACCTTCAGCAACATCCCAGTCACCATCGAGCAGTTGCTTGCGCTGATGCTCAGGTAAAGACAGCAACATCGTCTCATAGTCGCCAGTCTGTGCTAAATGTGGGTTGTCCACCAGTCTTGCTGGTATAAACCTACGTTTAAATAGGGGTTGTCCCTCTTTACTGTGTCCTTTAGGGTAGGTCATCACCTCCCCTGTCTCTGTATCGGTGGCCCAGAAGGCTTTTCCTGCTGGTGCCGGGTCGATAAAGGTCTTCTTAACCCAAGCATGCCCCTTGTTACCGGGGTTTGTTGACGCCCTCATGTACACAGGCAGGTCTGACGCTGTGCTACGCAGGCGTGAACGCATATAATTCCACGCAAAAGGCGTTGCCCACTGCGTAAGTTCGTCAAATCCTATCCAGCTGAAGGAAAGACCTTGATATCTTAAGACATCTTCGTCCCTATCTAGGTAGGACATCCACAATCTGCCACCATTTGGTGCCTCCCACTGCATCTTTCGCTCACTCCACTTGATGCCGGGGTAGATTTTGGGGTACAGCTCTTGGCTTTTCCAGATAAGTTCCCGCAATTCTTCAGTGGTGTGGCGCAAAAGCAGCCCAGAAAACTGTGGGTGAGGGAGGTAACGCAGTGGATCAGCCAACATTGCGTAAGATTTACCACCACCAGCAGCTCCACCATACAAAACTTCCCTCTCCGGCGCTGCTAAGAAGTCAGTTTGTGGTCCGGGGTTGGGGGCAAAGATGACATCTTTACTCGCTACTGTCGCTGGCAAGCTGCTTTGCAGCCCTTGCTCTGAGGGAGACGTAGCTATCACTATCGAAGAAGTCGTTTCTTTTTTGACGCTTTGTTTTTTCTTCGTACTCTTCGATCTTGTCGAGCGCTTTCGTGAGCCTTCGGGCAAGCTCCCTGTAGTATCTAGCTTTGCTCTTGTAAGACTGCTCACTTCTAACCCTTTTCAATAGTCCTGTGTAGGTGATGCTCCTGCCAGTTCTTGTTGTAAGCCAAGCAGCTACCTGTCTAGCACTATACTTCTTTAAATGAATCTTGGCTTGCTCTAAATATTCTAGCTCCAGAGGGATCGGCTTCCACATTCCTTCGTCGTCTGGGTCCTCTTCATATCCAAAAGGGACAACCACGTGGTTGATGGGCTTAGGAATAGAAACCCACAGATCCTTTTCACGAGGCTGTGGCAATATCCAAGAACCGAAATCTCTTTCATTCTGACGCATCTTTAGCTGGGAGAATCATAATACCATTGCTGGCTTGAATCTCCATCTTCTCTGTCTTAACAACACCAGCACGGTCTAACAAATCTTTTGCAGCATTGAGCTTCTCTTTGATGCCAAGCTCTGTAGGATCAACCAAGCCGCTAACAACAGCCATCGCCGCTCTTGGTGCATTGGTGGCAATGTACAGCTGAGTGGCTTCAATGATCTCTTCCTTCAGCGTGTCCATAATCATCTTGGTGGCGTAGCCTTCGCTGTAGCCAGCAAGCTTACGTGCCTTTGCAGGGTTGCCTCCAGCTTCACCGAAAAGCACCTCAATGAATTTCTGTTGTTGTTCGTTTAGTTCTCTCTTAGCCATATTGTCTCTCTTTATTGTCTAGATGTTGGATCATAAAATTCTTCCACGGTGAGGGTGGCATCAATGGTGGAGCCTGCCTCTGATATGAAGCAGATGTGGTCACCAGCATTCAATGTTAAATAGCTACCATCTAGCTTTAGGAAGTTGTAAGCAGAAATAACATAGCCACCAATAATATAAAACTCTGTGTCGCTGTGTGAATTGTACCATTTAATAGTTAGTGTTTTATTACCACTACCTAAATTGGCAGCAAACAGCAACACAATATGTGAGGTGTAATTGTTAGGGCAGGTATAGACGATGTTCTCCGCACCTGCTGTGAGGTGAGCGCCAACACTTCTACTCTTAAAGCTATTACGATCCATTATTTCTTCTTCAGTCTTTTAGCTTCTGACAAGGCAATGGCAATGGCCTGCTTAGGGGACTTGACGATTTTACCGCCCTTACCACTATGCAGGCCCTTTGCCTTAAACTCACCCATGACAGTGCCAACTTTGGCTTGTTGTTTCTTGGTGAGCTTTGCCATTATTTTCTCTTCGCCATGCCGCCTTTAGCAAGACCAGCAGCTTTAACTTTAGCAGCCACTTCCTTCTTACGGGCTTCGTCTTTAGCTCTCTTCTCAGCCAAAGCTTTCTTATCTTCTTCCACTGTCTTCAAAGGCTTCAGCTTAGACTTAGCTAGTGCTGCTTTATGTTGCTCTTTGGTTTCACCTTTTTGCATGGTGTTGTATTTCTTACCATCAAACTCAAAAACACTTTCACCTTTGGCACGAGCAGCAGCAAATGCTGATCCGAAAGAACTCAACCCTTTTTTACTAGAAGGTTCTGATTTCTTAGGAGAAGGCTTTGCTTCTTTAGAGCGGGGGCCTAAACCTCTATCAATCCGATCAGCTTCGATTTTTCTATACTCTTCATCACTCTCTTCAGCAATAGACTTCTTAGAAGATTTAGGAGCTACTGGCAGGGTGCCAATGTTGCCGCCACGGCGACCTTTGGCTTCAGCTGTAGGGGAACCCTTCTTAGGCATGCCATCAGCCATAGCAGCAGCACCAACACCAGCAGTGGCAGCTAAGGCTGTAGCACTAGATCCTTTTTTCTTTGCCGTGGAAGCAGGAAGACGCAACGGCTCCACTTCCTCAACCATGCCCATATATTTAGGCTTCTTAACCTTAGTTAGGCCTCTACGTAATGCAACAGATCCAATAGCCATTATTTCTTTCCTTTCTTCAAACACTTCCCAGCCTTCTTACACAGCGCTGGCATAGGACAACCAGCACATGGTTTGAAAGATTTAACAGGGATAACTTTCTTTTTGGTAGCCATAATTATTTACCCCTTGCTGGTTTCATGCTAGCACCGCAGTTGGCGTAGCCACCCTTTGCCATCTTTGTTGTCTTCTTGGCAGCAGGCTTCTTCTTGTCTGTCATACCAATCATCACAGCAATCACTGGTGATTGACGGCTGGCTTCCTTCTTAGCAGCAGGCTTCTTAACAGCACCACCTTTAGCATAGCCCTTCTTCACAGCACCACCTTTAGCCATGCCGCCTTCCTTCTTATAGAATTCATACTCAATCTCGTTAGCTCTGTCTAACATCTCGTTGCGAGCTTCTTGAGGAATGCTCTCATTCTCTGCTTGTTTGCGAAGGCGTTTGATCTCCGCTGCTGCTGCTTTCTTGTCCATTTCCATGGTGGTTTCCTTTATGGTTGTCGCTGTTAGCGATACTTCTTTGCTTTGTTCGCAACCGCCTTCGGTTGTTTAACAAACTGTTAGGGTTGGTTTAGTGTAAGTCACCATTTAACCTTGTCTGCCCAGTAGGCTGCCGACATCTTACCCTTCTTGATGTTCTCTGCATGACGAGCTTTGAAGCTCTTCTGCCTTGCCTTCTCTGCTGGCGTCGAAGGTGCAGCACCAGCACCACTAACACCCTGCTGTCCAAAGCGAATTAGCTTCACTTGGTCGCCTTGCTTCGCTAACACAGCGTGGCTCTTCGTTGGGTGATTGGGAGTTTTCTTTGGCTTGTTATAACCAATAAACTCTTCCTTGCCTTTTTTAATCATACTTGATGGTGTTGTAGTGACAGAAAGCTGTGTAGGGAACTTCTTGGTCTTGGTTGATCATCAGCGCTTTGTTGGCACATTCCTCAACCGTCTTCATCTGCAGGCTGGTAGCTACCTTTATCTCTCCCGATGGAAAGAACATCATCAGCACCAGCACTATTTTCATTTCTTACTCCATCCTTCTGCCTTCATTGCCTTCTCCACCTGTGGCAGAGAAAACAAATAACCAGTATGTTTCTCTAGAGCAGCTCTGGTGTAGTAGACATCACTGTGGAACAAAGAAACACTATCTATCTTATCTTTAGCAATAGCAGTCATAGCAG